CACCGGTTTCAGGCAGGAATAGCAGAGCTGATCGGGTGGGGCGATGATGAGAGGGCGGAGCTGGAGACGCTGGTGGCGATCGCGCTGGAGGTCATGAAGGACTCGACCCCTAGCAAGATCAGGGCCTCAGCGATGAAGGTTGAGATTAGGTATGGTATCAAACTTACAACATCGGAGGATGATCATGAACAGAACCATCAGGATTAGCATCAGGGGCAGGATTATTATGGCGTACCTATTAGTCACTATCGCTTTGCTCTGGGTAGGTCCTAGCATGGCACAGGGCTACGGCATCTATGACAATCGGACAGGCCAGTTCCTCGGCAATGTTAATAGCAGCAAGATCGACCCCAACAGCATCAGCAACCCGTGGGGACGTTATGGAAGCCGCTGGAGCCCTGACAGCATCAACAACCCATACAACATGAACAGTCCGAGGAATCCATACAACCCTACGAATTCCGGGTACCAGGTGCCTAGCACTCCGGGCGTCGATACCAGCATGTATAGGCTTTACTAAAGATTTGCGCGTCACGTCCGCAAAAACAGCAGAGAGAAACGCGTTCCGGGATGGCCTAATCTGCTGACTACCCAAATCCCGCACCCCTGGGCCCTAGAGCTATCAACGCGGACTCTCTAACGCGATGCTCTAAGGGCCCAGGTTTTTAGTTCAGCGGCATTTCAGGGGCAGTAATGACGTCGATCATGCCCGCATCATCATACTTCTTCAGCTGGTCCAGCAGATAAGAAAGCTGACGCCCGTTCGGGTTGTTGATCTTATGGTGATAGTTCATGCCCAGGCAACCGTACTGAACAACCTGGTCAACATAGCCTCGTATCTGGGCTTCCGTCAGGAGGCCTACTGAGTCGGTTTGCACGGCGGAGACGATCTTCATTTTAGCCTTCCAGTTCAGCGCCGGATTTGTCCCTCCATTTTCCGTAAAGGAATAGTTCGGGTAGAAGACCGACGGGGTGGCGCCCTTGTAGATACCGAACACGGCCTTGGCGCCGACCGTATCGGCCAGCGTCATGACATTTCCGTCCGTAGCGCCTTGGTTCAAGGCTACGTATAACGAATCATCCCCGTATCCGTTATCAGCTAGCATCTTCATGCCCAAGTACCAATCATCCGCGTACTTGCTATAGTCGTTGGCAGAGAAACCATATCTGAAAGTGAAATTGGCAGGTGTACCCGTGGTTGTCAGGTCGATTGGATTCGTACCAGCGATTGAATCATTCTCGTTGGTATACAGCTTGAACGCGGTCGCGGTGGTCGCGCCAGCCCAGTAAATCTTATTGATGACCAGCGGAGAAGGCAGGTTAGTGCCGGAGAAGATCACTGGGTACCCACCATATACAGAACCTTGGATGGGGATAAGCGTGCTGCCTGATGCGGTGATGGTATTAGCAGATGCGTCGACAGAGGCCACTGATCTGGCTGCGTAGCCGTCAGGCCCCAAAAGCCGAATGCCGTCATTCGCGGTGTTCAACGGGTCATAGTAGGACTGAAAGCAGTTTGCCCAGCCGTTGTTGGCCAGTATCTTCAAGTCCTCCCAGGTGAGAAAAGAGGCCAGGGCATTAGACGTGCCGATCCGCCGAGGCAGGTGAAAACAGGACGCGCGGAACCCGTAGTGCTGGAGCAAGGTAAGGCCAGACCAGCCCAGGGCAGGCGCAGGAGTCCCGTCGGGGAGCGTGAAGTTAACGTTGGCCACCGGATGAACGAGGTCCCCCAGGGAGTCGTCGAATCGCAGAAGGAACTTAGGCCGGCCCACCGGGTTGATACGAACGGGACCACAAACGTTGATTTCGCCGGTCGACGCCGTGTTATAACCAACGGTAGGGTTATCAGCAACGTTCGTCGGCTTGATTCGGATAGTGGTAATCACGTCAGCGCTATTCCAGCTGAAACCACCGAGAGTCGCGGAAATCTGATCAACGTTAGCGATCAGCGGATGCCACTTGCCGTCTGCCGGGATCAGCCCCACAAAGCTGCCACTCTTGCCGAATCCTCCCACCCCAAAATAAATTTGGTAGGGGTAGGCTGTGGCAATTGGGTCACCTTCTCGAGGAGTTCCTTTCATCCACATGACAACTGTCTTGACGGTGTTGCAGACAATGTTAAGGCCTGACACTGTTACCGTGTTCACCGGGTCTGCGGCTACTCCGTTTAGCTGGGCTGTCAGGATAAGATTGGACGCGGCGTCGGGGCAAGGCTGGTTGTCCGCCTGATTTCCGCCGGAGGCATAAACCGTGTTAATTGACCAGTCAGCCACAAGCGTGCCGAATGAAGGCGACTGTGAGATGGGCGTCTGCTTCGTGGAAGCAAAGAACCCCTCGACATCAGTGCTTACCTCCGCAGCCCCAAAGATCGTGACATTAGTCACCACAACGGCTGCGTCAGGTTCATTGGACTTGATCAAGATCAGGTCTCCCCGCTGCATGCCTAGGGTGGCAGCATCGCTGAAGTAACCAGGGGTCAGATAAGATGGATCACTATATCCGTAGAAGAACTCCCAGATGCGATACCCAGGTCCGACCAGCGCGAGGATGGTTGGCAGGGTGCTTGCATAGGTTGACAGTGCGACCTGGAAACCGATTCGAGTGGGCTTAGCGTTCTGACTGTACATTTTGGACTCCTAAGATATGTTCAATCTGGTCGAGGTAGGCTTTGCAGCCATTCAACATCGTTATGGCTTCGTCCCGGGGCTGGACAAGCTCTTGGATAATTCCAGCTTCAAGTTCGTCCAACGCTGATTCGAGTCGGGTGTCTGCGGCGGAGCATTCAAATAAGGGGGCCGCGGCGGCAAGGTCACTTGCTTGACTGCTACGGGCACTTGCTTTGGCGTTTGCGCGCAACCGATTAACATCAGCGGTAAGAGCAGCAGTTTTAGCCATTTCATCGGTAAGGCTCCTTTGGATATTTACGGCCGCATTGGCCAGGGCAGTTTCTTTGGTTGATCGGTCCTTCTCGGCAATGTCCCCAGCTGCTTGGGTTTGGGCTGTGAAGCTATTATACTCTGCCGTACATAGCTCAAGCGCATGTTTATTGCCCCACCAAAGACCTCCAAAGACTATTACACCAATGGTCAGGAATAAAATGACCCAAGCTTCCGGGTCCATCATTTTAAGCATTTTACGCTCCTTTGTGCGACGCTTTCAGGTCGCCCTCGTTATTAACACGGTCGTAAACCCAACTGTTAAACCCAAGTTCAGCGATAATCTCAGCCACGAGCTCTCGTTCGCTTTTGGTCAGCCCCTCTCCCTTGCGGGCCAGATAGCCCTTGACCTCACAAACTTTGGCGTCGGTCTCGGATTCTGTAAAGGTCATGACCCAACGGTACGGCGCTTTCAAAGCTTCATCATGGACCCGGCAGCGGACAAGCCAAGAGGGCTTGGGAATGCGCTCGACCGTCACCAACCCGAAGGACTGCAGCTTCATGAAAGAAACGTAAGCCTCTCGGCTTCACGTCTCCGGCTCAGACCTCTCAGAACCTTTCCAGCTTGCTTGTCCCAACGCAGGAATTGCTGCGCCGCGGCCTTGTACTGGTGGTCCTTAAGCAGTCGTACCAGGGTTGAACTCTTGAACGCATGGCAGCCGATGTTGAAGCACAGGCTAACGCAAGCGTCGAACTGGGGCTGAGACAGGTCCAGATCACAGTTGTTGACACATCTTTCAACTTCCCTCAGGTCCCGATCGAAAAAGGCTTCCGCCTCATCGATGGTTATCTCGTCTCCCATCTTAACCCCTAGGGTCGAGCCCCAGGCAATGGTTGGTACGTCGTCAGGGGTGGGCATGTAGGCTTTCAACCTTAGCTGCTCAAACCCCTTAATAAAATCTTTTCCGGCTTCACTAGTCCTCACTCCAAAATTCTCCTCATAAATTCGACGGCATTTTTGCTTTGTGTTTTGGCCTTGTAAATTCGATAAATGTGACGGCCTTCAAAAATTGCGACTGAAACGAAGAAGGCCTGACTCACGGGGTCAAAGTAAATCTTTCCACAAAGATGCTGTGCAAAACCCAAAGCCGAGCTGAAAGATAAGACTGCCAGGGCGGCTCTTCCGATGATGCCGTCATCATAATCATCACAGACAATCAGATAATATGACATGAGGCATACCAGGAGAAGTGAAATTAGGGTGATCATTAGTAGTCGTCCCCTTGACGATTAACGAAGCCCCGGATTGTTCGCTTCCAGTAGTCCGTGTCCTTAATCATATTGGTCACACTGGAAACAATGCTAAGTCCGAACAATCCGATGCCCGCCGCAACGCCGAGTTCAAAGTCCTCAGCGGCCTCACCGAAGTATCTCATCACAGGGGGCGTTGCGTAATTGGCGAGTGCGATAGAGCTGCAGACTACCAGCACCCGCCCCTTGTAGGTTAAGTCGGAATAATGACGAAGAGAGATCAGCCCGCCAACTGCGCCGGCGATTATGACTGAAAGCTTCTTAATCCCGAACGCGGCCAGCACACTGTCCACTGGGCTACTTGAAAACGGCCGCGAAGAACAGGACTACCAACGTAACTGCCACGCCGGTCAGAATTACCACGGTGTACTTGTTCTTTGCGAAGAACCCGTCTACCTTGGCTTCTGCCGTATCGTAGTAATCCTTGACCTGGTCTACAGCCTGATCAACTTCTTGCTTGACTTGATTTTCATCCATGATAAAACCTCACTAGATAAAATACCACCACAAAAATGGCCGAACCCAGGACAAAGAACAGGATATCGACCAGCGAACCCCCTTTCGGGAGATAAATCGATTTGTGCTGATCCCACTCACGAAGCAGCGAAATAATAAATACAATCGGGATGCACCACAAAAGTGGAATACCCGTAAACCCAAATAGGAACGTTAGTATTCCACCAGCTATGAAATGGCCTGACTGATCACGTGCCTCTTTTACTAGTGGTTTCTTCATGCTGTGATATCATTCGCCACTGAGAACAAAAAATCAAGCTGGGTGTCCGTGTACCCAAGAACCTCGCCGATTGCCAGGACCGTGGGGCTGAGCCGGTAGAAGTACTGCGCGTCAGTCCAGGCAAGCTTTTGAAGTTTAGTTGGGGTATCAGAGGCCATGAAGGTCTCAACTGAGTCCAATAACCCCGCATTATATAACGCAGCTTTGGCCTGATACCGACTGACCACCATCAACTTTCTCGGGTCTTGCTCAGGATTTTGTGGTAATGGCGGCGGAATATCCAATGGTACGATATTCCAGGCCCCATTTAAAAAAGCCACTGTCTGGTTTTCCTGGTAAACTGGCGGCACTACCAAGGTTGAGTTGTTTGGCAACAACCAGGTACCAGGCTCTAAGGGCGACTCCTGAACCAAAGTGGACCCGGTATAGAGTTTCGATTCGGGGTCGAAGGTGTAAGCGGTCTTTAGCATGTTGGCCTCTTAGAAGTGAACGCAGATTTGTGCCCGGTAACCAGCCGCTAGGTTCGCAGCACCTCCTGTGCTGCCGGTTGGGGCATCAGCTCCAGGTCCAGAACCAGGGGCCGAGCCGCCATTACCGAGTGAACCGCCGATCTGATAGGTTGATTGCTGGTGGGTGTGGGCGATGACTTGACCAACCGTGGAAGTTGCCTGGCTACCGCCAGCGCCGTTGACCAGTGTGTAGTTGGCAGCAATGTTGGGCAGATTGAACGTGGTTGAGCCATCCCCTGCTCCGAAGACCGTGCCGAAGACCTTGAATAAGCGGGCGTAGGTCGAGCGAGAGACCGCGGCGCCATTGCACAGCAGCAGGTACCCGGGCAGCGTGTTCAATGGCCAGAAGACAAATTCTCCGACTCGTTGGGCACCTGCTAGTGGGTTCAGCACGATGAACTGAGTGCCGTCGTATTCCACATCATAGACGGTGCCAACGGTGACGGGTGGGATGAATAGGCCTCCTGCTGAGTTCATCGCTAAGAGGTTCTTAGCACCAAGGCCGTTGAGGTTGAGTGTGTAGTTTGTCAGCGGGTTTACCAAACCGGCTGCATGAAACTTAACCCGAAACCGTTGCCCAGTGGCATAGGACACGATAGCCGGAGACGGAGCTGCTGTGAAATTAGGCGACGAACCTGCTGTTGTTATCTCGCCCACACCCGTGAAAGTCAGGTAAGACTGCTTCGCGATGATCGCCGGGATAGAATCATCGACTGACGAGAGAATGCCATAGGCTACCTGGGACAAGCCAGAATCCAAGCTACCCGAGTCGTTAGCTAAGGTGACCGTCGTCACCCCTGAGAAGCTCGAGGTCAGGATTGTGCTGTAAACCGTGCCGCCTGTATTGATCGTGCGAACCCGACGAGCAACCTGGAAGATAGAGGTCTGATCACCGAGAAGCGAGAACGAGGTGCTTGTCAGGAATGTCGGCGTCCCAGAGAAGATAATCCACTGGTCAGTGCTCGGTGGCAGTGCAGGTGCGATACCGGTAATATTATCGATCGTGCGCTGTGTAACGCCTACCGAGTTCTTTATAATAAATTTATAAGCGAGCAACGAATCTAGCCAGATCGGCGATGCAGGCAGACCAAGCGTGTTAAGCACGATCGGGTTAGCCTGCGGAGAAGTTCCGGTATTATCCGTGAATGTTGCCGTCGGTGTCGAGGTACCTGCGATGTAAGTCTCGATCAGGCCGCCAGACAGTGGTGCTCCATTATCATCGATTTGTGATTCATTACCAATAGGGCTTAGCAAAAATGACATTTCTTCACCTTGTCCTTGTAATCATGGTTGCGATGTTGTACGTAAAATTAATCATCCTCGGGTGGTCACTGCTGACCAATACTCGCACCGATTGCCACTGTCGACAACCCAAGAAGCCTAGACAACGCGCGTATCGCTTTGGGGTCAATCTCGGTCGATTTCTTCGCCGAGCCTGGAAGCGACGCGGTTAAGGCACTTTCAACTGCTTTTCGCTGACCCCTCGTCTCTCCAGCACGAGACAGAATTTCTCCGACGTACGGAATTTTATTCGTGCCACGCTTCAGCAGATTCACCACCTCTGCCGCCGATCCAGATTCGTTGATTGCTGCACCCGCTGGGCGCTGCTGGATGTAGGCCATCACTCGGCCAAGCGACATCAGGTCATCTGCTTGCTCCTTGCCCAGAATCGTCTCCAGCTTCTTTATTCCAATATTCTGAAGTGCCTGGTTGAAGTTGTTCTGGCGGGTGGCGCCGTCCCCAGCGGCATTAGCACCAAAAGCCACTTTTTGAAGATGCCGCATGAACTGAACCTGCATCTGCTTTTTAGTCTCAGGCGTAACCTGGTTCATCAATGCGGCAATCTCATCATTCTTGCCATTGACCACATACTTACGGACGAAATCATCCGGATTGGCACTGTTCCGGATCACAGCCTTGAATGCCGGGCTGTCCTCGATAGCCTTGAACCGCTCGCGTGCTGTGGCGCGCGCCGTCTCGGCCAGTTGACGAGTTAAAGAGCCCTCAGGCGCGGTATTGGCGCCGTTTTCAATAGTTTTCTTGAGAGCATCCGTTAAGGCGTTCAAGGCTCCGCGCTTGGGGGCATTCAGTGGATCGTAGTGGCGATTGATCGTCTGTAGCAGCCGCTCGGCATCTTCCAGCTTCACCTCAACGGGTTTCGCGGCAGTCATGCTAACGTTGCTGAGGACTTTGCCGTCAGGGCCGAGAATACCTTTAGTAACTCCCTTCTCAGCCTCGTCCAAAATGCCGAGCTCCTTAAACCGAGCCTTTACGGCACCTGGGACGACGTCAGGACCGTATTCCTTCATAACCTCACGGAACTTAGCCGCCAGCTCATCTGAAGGTACCTTTAGGTCAGTACCGGTCGACTTCTTGAAGTCAGAGTAGGCCTTCCGAATACCCTCTTGCATCTCCAGGTTTCGAGATTCCAGATTCTTGATTAGGTCAACACCAGCTTCATAATCGCCTTTGGCGCCTGAGGTCAGCCGGTCGAACTTCTCATTGATCTGTTGCTGCTGCTGGGCAAGACGATCATTGAGAGGCTCACCTACACCTTGAACCCGGCGAAGATTAAGTTCCCGGCTGTACTGAGAAGGGTCACGAGTAATCTGGCCCAAGGTGCCTTTCATGCCTTGGCGCTCGAAATCAGCCTGCCGGGCAAGAGCCCCCATATCCAGGTCTTGGCCTTTGGTTAGGGCCTGGCGAACTTTCTCAACCATCTCAAAACGTGTAGACTCAGGCAGAATATCAAAGTCGACACCGTCTTTTGCAAGCGCTTGACGAACTTCATTCTCAACTCCAATGGCAGGTTTAACTACACCAGAACTCAACTTATTGCTGACATACTGGGTCAATGCGTTTCCGGCTTTCTGAATGATCGGGCCTAAGATGGCACCAGTTGCAGCTCCGGTGGCAACCTGCCCCGCTTTTTCCTCGGCGTAGGCATCTCCAGAGGTGACTGGCTGAAGGCCTGCAGCGGCCCCGCCGATTAGCCCCAATTTCACCGCAGCTTTCTTAGCGCCTTCAGCCGCAAGACCTTTACCAGCACCAAGGCCCATGGCTAGGTTCGGTGGTGACGCGGCCTCACCGAGAATGCCGGCAACATCAAAACCAGGATTGCTCATCTTGGCAGCCTGGTCATAACGGGCTTGCTCATCAGCTAATTGCTTATCGAATTCAGCGGTCGAAGGTCCACCCTGAATACCAATGCTACCAAGGAATGTGCCGGGGCCACCGATCTTATTGGCCAGTTCATTCATCTGGGTAACGGTGTCCTCGGGCAAGGCGTGCATAAGAGCCTGCGCAGCGCCGTGGAATGGGTTCATGAAACCGCGCTTTAGCCGATTTCCAAAGGATGTGATTTGAGCAGCTTCTTCTTGGGTCATGGGCGCCGCGGCCAACTTTGCCTCCGGCTCTTCCGAGACAACTGTAAAAGCTGGTTCCCGGCCCAGCTGCCCTTTGGACATGGTCATTGGCACCGGAGCTTCGTCGTCTTCGACCAACGTAAATTTTGCCATTATTTAACTCGCATCCACTGTGAGCCATTTGATTGGTACATTGTGCCGTCATCAGAACGAATCTTCTTACCAGTGTACAGAGCCGGGTCAGGCATCGAATTAAATTCCTTTTGGCTCGATTGCTTAACAATCCGTTTCCAGTTGTTGTAGTGATTCTTGATTTCCGTCAAATGCTGCTTCAACTGCGAGGGGCTCTGACCAATATCCAGTGAGGCCACCTTAGCCTGCAAGAATTCCAGCTCACGCACTGCTACTTGACCCAAGGCCCCGCCAGTGGGGGACGCGTCTCGCATAGCTTGAAGAGTATCAAACCCTAAGGCCGACTTGACGCTGTCGATCTTCTTGTCAAGGTTATACCCCGGTGTTTCCGGGATAAAGGAGGATAGCTTTCCAACGATCCCAGCGGAGCCTCGATTGACCATCCCCTCATGAGTATCATCCCCCATGATCTGATCCAGCTTGCGCAAGGTATTGTTAATATCCTGCATCACATGCTGCTCTTTAATGGAGGCCTTTCTCTCTTCTTCAGCGATCTTACGATCGAGCTTCTGCTGCGACACGCTCTCACGGGTGTTTTTCTCTTGATCAAGAGCTAACCGTTGTTGATTTACCCCCAGGTTGCCTTGCGCTACTGCCAGATTGCCGCGTGCGATCTCATTGGAGGCAATCGAATCAGGTGTCTGAGTTTTCTGGCGGGATTGTGTACCTACAACCTGCCCAGTCACAGGGTCAATTTGCTGCGTCTCGACCTGACCTCCTAGGTCTCGTGTCTCAATCTTCGGCAGTAGCTTATCAGCCTCCAGCGCATGACCTGAGGCCCACTTGGCGATCTGCTGAGGGTTACCTCGCATTTCATAGATCAGCGCTCGTTCACGGTCCATATTCTGGCCGGTCAGTGCCTCCATACGATTGATGACACTGATTGCAGAGGCCTCAGTGGGGTTTGCGATAACCTGTGCTGCAGATTGCTTGACTAGTTTGCCAATCTGTTCCTGCTGGGCCAACTCAGCGGTTTGCTGCGCCGTCTGTTGCTTGGCGTACTCACCCGCCTCTTTCAGGCGACCGGCTCCCATGAGCCTGGCTTGCAGTTCTTGGGGTGTGCCGCCTTGGGCAACCAAGCCACGAAGTTCATCCTCATCGAACATCTCGCGCTGCGCTTTTTGCATCGCCAGCTGTTGAAGTTGCTGGTTCTGTGCCAGGGCCTGGCGCTGCTGAGCCAGATGGGCAAATCTCGTGAAATCGAGTTGCTCAACAGGCCGGCCCAGCGCAATATTCGGGTTAAGTTCCGCCATTAGAAACCTCCCAAGAGGTAGTTGCTTGTAAAGCCCGGGCTGGCAGAGTAAAGATTGGTCGAAAATCCAGGCAGGGCCGAGTTTACTCCTCCACTTGAGACTGCCGGTGTAGCTCCGCCAAGACCTCCAAAGGCCCCCATTGAAGCGGCTGTGAGGCCTAACCCGAGACCTGAGTTGATCACGTTACCCCAAGCATTTGCCTGCCCCATAATACCCGCGGCCGCTGCATTGCCGGCGCCCATCGTGTTGTTGCCATACTGCACAGACGCATTGTAGCGGGTATTATTGGCGTTGTTCAGCGCATTGGCGCCCATGTCAGAAGCGGACCCAAGATATGCCGCGATTCGGGCCTTGTCGGTCGCGTCTCGATTGTAGCCCTCTTGGAACTTGGTGCCTGCGTAGTCTTGGCCGAACTGCGTGGCTGCCTTGAGCGCGGCGCCTGAAAGGTAGCGGCCAGCTGCGGAAGCCTTGCGATCCAAGCCCATCTGGCCTTGCTCAAGTCCGAATTGATATCCGGGAGTGGAGGCCAAATCTTCACCAGTAAACGGCTTCAGCAATGACCCATAGTTGTCTGCGTTTGCATCGCCTGCGATCCCCAGATACTGCATCAGCTGGTCTCGAGCGGTGTTGCCGTAATTGATTTGTGGCTCAAGTGACTTTAAAATCTGGTCACGTGCGCGGCCCAGGTCATTATTCGCGTCTTCGGCAGCGCGAACTTGGCGTCTTGCCGCCTTCTTTGAAGCGCCTGTAACAGCGCCAAAAAGATCACCCATGATACATTCTCCTATAAACCGGCAGTGTTAAACCTTGAAAATCTTCCTCCCCAACGAGGATAAAACCAACCAATCGGATGAATTTTTGCCTCTTCTTCGTACCCTCTGGCACCGAGGTGGTGTAAAGATCGCGCTTTAACTTTAGGTCTTGGATCATGTCAAGCGCTAGAATAAACTGAGTTTTTGTCCTTTTATTCCACTTATGGACGTCTGCATGTGCCCATATCTTATCACGGAATAGCTCCACTGATATAGTGAAATCTGGGGTAACTGCCAAAGGTATCTTAGACGGGTGTTCCACTGCCATTTACCCAAACGACAGAAGGTTTGACCTGCTTGACATAGACGGGGTAGCCTAAAGTAGTATCAAAGAACCTGCGGCCGATCCACAAAGATTTGGTGGGACGATTAGCAGTCGAGCCTGACTGCGCCTCCGAAGCCACCACAGTTTGCCAGCGTTGAAAAACCTGGAGCCATGCAAGCGTGGGGACCTTGTCACCAACAATAGGTGTATTAGAAGGATAGTCAAAATTCTGTTGATTAGCTGCCACCGCGACCCCACGCTGCCACAAAAACTGTCTTCACCGGGTCCGTCACCCGGAACTTAAATACCCAATCACGTGACCGGCCAAGCCTGCGCCAAACTGCTCGCCGGCGATATTCGCCGATCTTGCCGAAGGGCACCCAGATTTCATTTCCCCAGGTATGCCCGCCGTCTTTTGAGACTTGGAGCATAATTATGGGATCGCTACCTTGCCCAGTAGTCTTACCGACGCCGGCTTCCATCTCCACCCAGACCTCATCAAAAACCGTCCAGTTGCCATTCAGCGTCTGGTGGCGGGAAATAAATTCTCGAATAACCTGTGAGCCATTGTCTGTTAACGAGGTAGGGTTGATCCGGTAGATTGAGCCATCCTCGTAATCTGTCACAAAAGAGTAGTCCTGGTGGTTATACTGAATCTCAGCACGGTGACGGCCAGTTCCTGACTTAGAGCGGTGCCATTCTTTGGTCATGCCATCGAATGTCCAGGACTCCCCCACAGTGGGGAAATTGATCTGATACATTGGATGGCCAGATACCATGTAGCTGAACCCCGTTGCGTCTGAGGTGGCCATGTATTGCTGAAAAATATAGTCGAGATTGGGCGTTGAGACCGGTACAGCTACCCCATTATCAGAAACACAGACCTGCACAGCGCCGAGACGATTCTTCCGCAGAAAAATGATCGCATCCATGAATTTAGAAAGTGACCAACGTGCTGCAAGTCCCCACTCAATCGCAGCAGCTCCAATTCTGGCAAATGGGAAATCTTGCGCACCCGAGTCTCCCCAATACTCCGTCGTTTTGTCGCCATAAAGTATCAACTGCCCATTATTAGCTTGCACTCGAACCAGGTTATCCGGATTCGACTCAGCAGTGGCAAAGTCAAGAGCGTTCCATGTTAACCCGTCGTAGGGGGCCGAGATGTAGAATCGGCCTGAATCTGGCTCTGAGATGATAAAGTACCCGTTCATGAACGTGACAGTCGAAGCACCGGGAAAATCAACATCAGTGATCTTCGAAAAGGTCAGCGTTGTAAGGTCCCAGATATATCCGTTGGGGCCGTCGACAATCATGATCTGGAGTCCATTGTCAGCAATATCCACCCGCCCACTCGAGGTGTCTAAGGTGCCGATGTTTGTATAGCTGTTGTCATTAGCGATCTTGTAGAAGTTGTTCCGGTGCACTGCATAGCGGAACACACCTCCAGCATAAATGCCACGAATGGGGGACGAACCAAAGGTTAGCATCAGGTCCAACCCAGGTGTGGGATACATCGCGATGACGGACTTCTCAGGGTCATTGGGGGTCAACTCAACGTATAAATTGGTCCGTTCTTGGGCCGTAACGTTCTTTGACTTCCCAAATGTCCCAACGCCCATTAAGGGCATCGGTGCGAGATTAGTTGTCCCCATCAGTAGAGCGAATCACTGTTGATGTTGTAACGGTTAGTCCGGCGGTTCATGTACGTTGCTTCGACCGTCAAGGCTGTTGACTTGAAGTTGTAGCGGCGAAGTCGACGTACTGAAGATGCGGCGCCAGCTACGACGGTAGCAGGTACCTCTATCCCGAATGGCCCAGAAAGAAGCACTGCCAGGTTGTACATAATGGCCTGGGAGTAACCTTTCGGGAAGGCCAGTGGGTCGGTCAAGCTGGTGAACGAAGAGAGTCCCTGCCAAAATCTGAGATAAACCTCATTGCCATTTGGCACTGGATAGAACCAGAGCGTGCCAAGTGGAAAGGTCTGCTCGTACCAGACATAGGACGGGTACATGACCACAATCTGCTTGTTCAAGATCGAGTCGTATTGAGTCGCGTCGGTCAGGATCGACATGGGGTAGTCGAACCCATTGGCCCTGGTAAAGGCCGAGTAAATCTTAAGCGGCCGCTCGGGCAAGTTGAAGTCGCCTCCGGGACCGACAGTATATTTTCCCTGCTGCGCCACAAAAGGAAAATGTACCTGGGTTTCGACGTAGATGTACAGGTGGTCTAGTGACCAGGACTCAAGCAGCATGTTGAGTTGATCAAGCCCAACCTGGGCATCCTCATCACTCAGAACGTCACCCGTGCCCAATACACGATCGAGCCGAAGTGCCCCCTTGATCAGGTCTAGAGCCGTGGTGACAGACATTATTCAGTTTCCTTTTTCCGGGCTAATTTTTTAATAATGGTTCTTTTATTCTGTGCCGCTCGTCTTTCGCCCCTAATGCGCCGCTTTTCATCGGCGTCCATAGTTTTTCTTTTAATTCTCGGGATGCTTTTTACCGCGTCTTCCGCGGCTTGCACTTCCGGATTGATAATCATTTCCCGGCCCTTGTCTTCTTCAGCGTAGTCACTTTCCTCTTCTGATCCCTCACCAGGTTGAGCAACCCACCCTAATTCAGGTTCTTCAACATTCTTTAAATGAGGCGCATCAGCTTCCGTAGCCACCTTGTGAGTAGTCGGTATCTCGTCGATCTTATAAAAATGTGGGGCTGATGGGACAACAAAATTAGCCGGCAAAGTTTCTTGCCAACCATTCGCCTCAAGACTTTTGTGGTCATCCTCACAGTGAATAAGGGCCATTAAGCCATCGGGATGAAACCTGTAAGACGGAAAACTTCTCATGCTGGCAGCTCCTTTGCCCCAATCCACTGGGCGGTAAGCAATTCAGGTGAGCAGAACATGATATCTGATTCCCGAATCACGTTGTATTTATCTTCGAACACCGGGGCGAAGCAAGAATCGGCATGGTACGCGTACTCGCCAACCTTCGCGTCGGTGACTTTTGGGCCTACGGCAACGATCTTACCTACGATCGACAACTTGCCGTTTCCCCACTCAGTCATCCGGGCGGGGACCACCAGCAAAGCTGACGGGGCTTCGAGCACGGGCTCGAGCACAATCTTATTGCCGGTGGTGGTAATCATGAAAAGTTGCCTTGGCTAGAGTCTTTCTGTGCAATCACAACTTCGTACGTTTGCGCCGCGGTAGGTGTGATGCCCCCTCCCGTGTTGTTTGAGAACGTAATTGCGACTTGGTTGTTGGCAGAAACACGAGCTCCAACAATACCCAGGCCAGCTTGCGCCGTGGGCTTGACGACATTGACGACGATATCCCGACCAAGAACTACTCCAGGGCAGGTAAAAGTTTGCTCAGCGGTGGTATTGGCATTTACCTGGGCTGGAGAGAGAACTAACGAAACTGAAACCAGTTTCGAAAGATTCCCGTATGGAAGCATTGTAGCCATGTTTTATCCTCTTAAAAAGAAGGCCATGAACCGGGCAGATTCATGGCCTAAACCGCAACGGCCCCTAGGCCGAATTAACCCGTAACTCGGATGGCGAGCTCCGGATAGATTGTCTTCCACCCATACAGCACGTCGAGACGGCAGGGAAGATCATCCGTTCCGATGCGGTACTGGCGAACTACCCGCATGCTGATCCCCTTATAGTTGTTCCGCTCGGCCATGTCCACGCCGTCGGGCATGATCAGGTCGGCAGTTACCAGGGTAAACGCATCACGGTGATGGGCCATGTTCTGCGGGAAGGTGGTTACACCAGATAGATCGCCGGACACGAAACTCAGCGGGGTGTTGTCCGGAATATCGCCAGACGCGCTGGCAACATTTTGGAATTGACCACTGAAGATCGGGTAAGGCACGATGTTGATGGTTGCATTGCCGGAAACGTCGCTCGCGGCATTCGCCACAGCCGAGAACGTTTGCAGCACGCCGGTCGATACCCGGTTTTGTGGGTTGACCATGTATACACCGGCGAGGGTAAACACGTCACCTGCATTGACCCGGTTCGCAACTGCCGCGGTCCAACCCTTGGTTGCTAAGGGGAAGGAGCGGGTGGCATCTGCGCCAGGGGTACCCAGAGCACCGGAGGGTGTCGTGCCGCCTTGCGCACCGCTGACCAGCGGTGAACCACCGCGCGCACCAGGCAGATGCCGGCGAACGTTTTGGTCCATCGCAAAGCTGTTATAACCCAAGCCAACACCCATGTTGCCAGAAGCGTATTGGGAAGCGATCGAGTCGGTTTTGTTGAACAGGCCCTTGAGACCGTCGACCAAGCCGGCTTGGCTGAACGGATCAAAGATCACATGACGGCGGCCGTCACGAGGAGTGGCGGTTACATCCAGGATCGCGCCGGCGTTCAACCAGGCCAGAGCGGTCGTAGGCAGTGTGCCGGGTGTGCCGGTGAAATTTCCGACGTTGATGTATTCACCCAGCCCCTTGAAGTCGATACTGTTGGCCATCGAGGCGGAGTTGGGTTTGATGATGCGTTCGCTGAAATCGTCGATCGAGAGGGTCAGCTCTTGGGACGTGAACGACATAGAAACTTGAGCCTGGGTCGTCAGGGTGACGGGCACGTAGGTTTCCACGTAGTCTTGCACGACCAGGTTGACCGACTCATTCACGATAGAGCGAACCGGCCGACGGAGATTAACCGTGGCACCGATCTTCGCGCCAACGCGGGCGAATTTGTCATCGTACTCGCGCACGACATTTCGGGCGAAGCAAAGTTCGTTTTCCAGAACCCGCTGAGATTCTTGCAGAATCATCAGCATTGTAAGTGCATTGTTTGACATTATCTAAGTCCTTTATATTTCATCTCCTGTTCATTGCGCAATCGGACGAAGTCTTCCATGGCAATGTCCTTCCGGTAGATGTCGTTATGCTTCACTTGCGGGCGACCAGCCCTTACAGGGTCCATGGTCTCCAGCGGCTTTTTGGTTCCCTTGGCAAGCTTGTCTTCCAGCTTTCCAAGTGCCCGGTTGAGAGCGCGGGGATTGAGGTCTTTAAGAGCCTCCAGCTCATCCGCATTCTTAGGTTGGGCCAGGTAGTAAGCAAGATCATGCCCAACATCTGACTCGATGATGCCACGCAACAGCTCTGAACCTGCCGGGATCAATCCGTCTTCGATGGCGGTATTCACCACATCATCAAAGTCGGGGTAGGCCTTACGGCCATCTTCCAGACGCTTATCGGCCATCTTGCGAAGATCGCCTTGTTCAGCCTCATTGCGAGCAGTTTCCTGTCGTTTGGCTTCGGCCTCCTCTTGCTTCTTCTGCTTTTCGGCCCATTTTTGCTCGGCCTTCCATTCAGTTTTAGCTTCGAGGTAGTCCTCATACGTATCAAAGTCAGACCTTTTTGGAGCCGCCGTTTCTGTCGTCTCCGTTTTTGCGGCAGGTGGGGGAGTTTCTTTCAGGGCCTTAAGTTGGGCCTGCAGCTCGTCCATCTGGCGGCGATTTTTGCGTTGCTCTTTCGCCAACCTTTTGGTGATCTGGGCATCCAGCTCAGTCTGCGTAAAAGTTCGCTCGTCCTGCTGCGTTGCTTCGGGGTTAACGTCAGCAACTTGTTCCTGTGCCTGCTCGGCTGCGTCGGTCAGCGCCGACTCGCTTACTTCACCTGCCATTTTTAAGCCTCCGTCTTTGGACCCGCCGAAGCAGCGGCGGTGCTGTTAATACCATCCATCAAAAGCTTCAACATAGCCTGCATGTGACCAACTTGCTCCTGCAAGCCCGCAATTTTCTCGCGGCTTTCCGCGTTGATCGTGGCGACCTCGACGTCGGTCATCGCCTTGATTTCCGTCTCTCTGAGGCCGGTATTGGTGGCGTGAACCTTGGCCTGAATCTCACCCTCTTTTTCCTTCAGTTGTTGCTCAAGCATTTCCTTCTCGGAGGCCAGGGCTTGCACAATCTGCTGACCTTCTTGCACCTTGGCCTGCAACTGCTGGAGCTGCGCCATCAACACTGGCGGAATATCCTCTTGGCCTTCTTCCAAATCGACCTGCTGCACCTGAGGCGGCAACATTGCCTTCAAGCGCCGGGCCATCTGCTGGGCCCCCGGGATATCTGTATTACCCAAGTAGATATCACCTAGTACCTGAATCATCTCTGGTGACTGCTGGAACAGGCCCTGCATCATCTCTGCAGCTTCCACCCGTTTGGTGGAGTATGATGGGCCAACCGTCGCAACCACATCATAGCGTCCTACGCCCAAGTTGTAAATCTTTCTTAACTTAATTTGGCCAGTAGGGCTGGTTACCTCCACAGTTTTCTTTGCCACTGGCTGGTTCGGATTCAAGTGGGCAATGTCTGACTCGCCGTCTTCCCCAATGATCCGAGCCACCGTGTAGTTTGAATAAACCTTCGGAATCCACTGCAGCAGTATCCGGCCGCACAACCGCATGGCCTTCGCTAGGTTATCCGGGTACTGGTATGAGCCAACGTCGCCTTCTCGCTGCCTTGCCATAATGGCTCGACCGGAAACCTCGTTGCCTTTTTGCCCAAGCGACGCAGCTCCCATGCCTGACGTGTCCTTAAGGGCCTGCTGCGCCAGAGTCAGGCCGGTAATAATACCTTGGGAAGCCATTGGCGGGGGTTGACGTTGAGGAGCCGGAAGCGGGTTTCCGGAGCCATCCTCGATTGGGTTGTAGTGCAGAACTGCGGCGTTCTCAATGTTCGCGTTGCTCCAATCCTGCTCGAACGTGTCCGTTTGGCCAGCCGCAGCAATGTAAGGCGTCTTCGACTGCACCTGCACTGACTCGACGTAGCTCGAGAACATGTAAGAAACCATGCGCACGGGGTCGCGGGAGTCACGAACCAATCCCTTAAATACGAGCTTCCCGTCTTTGATATAATTGTCCCCAGGAACCCGTAGAACAGGCACGTAGGTGATCGGGAGCTCAACTTCTTTGAGAATTTTATTGCCGATCATCTTTCGCCACATGCAGACCGTCTTCACGATCTTCCGAGTGGCTTTCACGGGTTTCCGGTCTTCCATCGCCCAGTAAGCGTCTTCCGGAAATTCCTCGTCATCATCACAGATGATCATATTGGTGCTTTGGTCTTCCAAACGCATCCATTCAGCTACTCGAATGTGGCTTTCACTGACCCAGCCATCCAGCCGCATGGTCGAGATATCACCAATCGGCCACCCGACGGCCTCGATGTCCGGATATGACTCGTCGAACTCAGCTTTCGGCACATCTTCAGTGATAAACACGTACCGGGCGTCTGAGCCGATGGGGCAAAGTGAACCCGCGTCAAAAAGCACTGACTCCGGGTTGGGAATGGCGGCAATCTGCAGCTCCGGCGTGCCGTCGACCCTGTTTTTGGCTAAAATTACGCGAAAATAGCCCAAGCCTGTAATGGTCTGGTACCAGTTGGCCTGCTCGTAGGCGATGTCCGCCATCGAGTTTTGCTCAATATCACGAATAATGCCGTTGAACACCTCAGCGGTATCGACGTCGGCGCCTGAATCCACAGGCCGAATCTTGATGCCGGGCTTATTCTCCTTGACGTCATTCGTAATCTGGCGCACTCGAGGCCCCAGGTCAGAGATAACGAAGCACGGACGCGCCCCTTTGGGGTCGTTGATGCGTGAGTTGCGCAGCTGTGGGTCCCAGATGCCTTCGCCGTCGAAGATCGACAGGTCTTCGCGAGCCTCATCGCGCTGATCTTGGGACCCGGCGAGCGCGGTTTCATACTCGCGGAGAGCCTGAAGCAGCAGTTTTTCGTTTTTGGTGGCCATTAGCAGTAATAGGTAACGTTGCAGATGGCTCCAGCAGCCCCGTTGATCAACCGCAACCGGTTTATTGGCCCGTAGTAATCCAGATAGGTCCCCGCGGGGATCAGCATGCCGAACGTCGTACTCGGATTTGCCCCGGTATCGATGTACCGCAGGTCCTGGGCCTCCGCCTGAATCCGAACCCACAAGCACCGGGCGCCGTCGCCGCTTGTAATGCCTCCGATCGAAATGTTAAAAACTGAGACCGTAGCAGTTGCATTAAACTGCTTGTATGCGAGAGGGGTCGTGATCTTGGTGTCAAACGTCATTTAAGTCTCCTATGCCATCCATGAGCCGGAAGAACCGGAAATTGCCCGTGTGGGCCTGATTGTACCCCGCTTTACCGACGGGCGTGTGATTGACGGGAAAAGCTCAGTAAACCCCCAGACGAAGGCGTCTGCCCGGTTCGGCGACTTGTTGCCGGTGTAGCCCCGGGTCGAAAACCCTAGCAGCTCCTCCTCCAGTTCCGGAAAGTATCCGGCGAACCTGATCTTCCCGGTCTCGACTAAAGGCGATAAGGGCTCAGCCCTTTGGACCTTGCCCCGAGAGGCCGTGACTTTCCTGAATGTGGCCCGCGGGTTGATCGAGCGGATGGTGTACCTCACCATTTCACCACCGAAGTTGGTTTCTGCCACGATAACGTCGGCTCGCCAGCGGTCGAAAGCTTCACAAGCAACTCGTCCCCAGGTCGCAGGGCCTGCCTTGACCGTCAAGTCCTCGAGCAGGTACCCAATACCATTGGTACCTAGTCCGGCGACGACGATCCCGACGGCGTCATTAGTCGTAGTATCCTCATCGTTGGACCCGGAGGGATCGACGGCGACGACAAGCCGAACCATATCTGGGAGAGGAACATCACCTGTGTGCCTCCAGGTATCCATGGAGAGCTCAGAAAAAATAGCAAAAGGATTATCATCGCCAAACTCTCCATAAAGAAACCGGCGCTTCATGTGCTCGGGCATTGCCTCGAGTTGATCCAGGTACGCCGGATTCAAGTTCGCGTGGTTGTCATGCGGGTTCATCTGCATTGAAGCATATAAGTGCCCGTTTTTGATCGGCATCCCGGTTATGGGGTCCTGCTTCAGTTTAAATGCCTTGTAACTCCAATGGCCTTTGGTGGGCGGGTTCGCATCAAAGTATGCCTTCAATGGCATTTCCCTTGTGACACCATTCACCACCTGGGAGCATTTTTGGGCCAACCGAGTAAGGGCCATCAGGATTGATTGGTAGGGAATTTGAGAAACTTCATTGAACCCGATCGTGGCGTACTCGTTTCCGAGAATCTTCTCGACCCGCTCCTTGTCATCCAAGCCTCCGAACCAAATCTCGGATTTATTGGCCAATCGGGCAAACATGTCTGCGTGGTTGATTTGGTACTTAACCGCCGGGAAGCATAATTGCATGACTTTTGGGAACGTATCCATCACGATCGACTGCTTGATGGCATTGGACCGAAACCGTAGGGCGCAGTGCCTGGACCCCGGGGCTTTAACTGCCCTCATACACATCGCGTAAATCCAAATAAACGTTTTGCCGGAGCGGGACCCACCATACAGGAACAGATACATGGCCTCACTTCCCAGGAGGTCCAGGGCTTCGTCCTGTTTTACCGTAGGCACAAATGCTTTAACTGCACCTCCAGTCGCGTCCTGGGCCACGTCAGTCATCCCAGGTGTCCCTTATTCTCACAATCTTTCATCCTTTGTCGAAATAATCACCCTTGCATCCACTACCGCGGCAACCTGGGCGACCGATTTACCGTCCATGCGGTCTCCGATCTCCTTCAAAGCCGTTACATCGCCATCTAAGCCCTTTTTCACAAGGGCCTCTGCCAAACGGCGAAGTTTATACCCGTTATTTTCCAGCATTACCCTTGTCAGGGTATCTTTCCACCGCTGGTTCTTCCCGGTTCCTCCTCCGACGTCCGGGGTACTGCCCCCAAAGCCAAACCCGGTTTTCTTAGGTGGCTTTGGGGCGGGGGCAACCTCGCCAGGTAGAAGGTTCTTAGTACGGGGGCGCCCTCGTCCTCTTTTGGGCCCCGGCGGATTCGACATAAGTGCCATTGGAGTCTTATATCACAAGATTTGTTTAAAGTACACCCAAAACCTCGTCTTCCCGAAGGAGCACCACCGGGTCCCCATCGATTTCCACCTGTTGACCGGCATGGCGCCCGAAGGCAACCAGGTTCCCGGGTCTCAGGGCTTTGACATTGGGGCCTATTGCAATGACAACCCCTTCGAACGGCTTGATATCGGTGGCATGGGCCAGCACGATTCCACCTGCCGAGACTGTATCCTTTACTGTGCGGGAGACGACCAGACGATCGCCCATGGGCTTAAGACGCATTTGAAGCTCCTTTTGATTTGGTTTCTGGAAAATCCCAACCGTACACTTTCGCGAACAGCCAGGCCTCACGTATTTTAACATCAACTCCGAACAGTGACGCTATGGCCAGCACTATTTTCATTCTGAGATTGTTCAGAGCTTGCTTTGTGGGCGATGATACAGCTTTGTACGTTTGGTGCTTGAAGTTTGTGTGGCCCGGCATTTTAGTTCCTTTGATGTTGAGAATTTGGCACTCAGTTCTTGGTGCGTAGGACATTGTCATATTCCAAAAATGGTTCGCGTACATTTTTGATGCTGGTACCTAGTTCTACGCCCCCGGTCCTCAACACCCCCGGCCCCGCCGGCCCAGGCCCCTAGCCCTGCGAATTTCGTACACATGACAATGTACTTGGGACCCAGGACAATGTACTTTGGTCCAAGTCCCAAGTACACATGACATTGTTCTATGTTCATAATGACATTGTACTCATGACATTGGTCTTAGACTTGGGTCTTGGGACTGAGGACGAGGGGGGAGAGCATTTTCAATTTTGTTAAACTCATGATTTGGGAATATAAGGAGTTTCATAGAAAATAGATAATAAATATTTTTTATACTATTTTAGAAAATAATAAATATAAATAATGCAAATAATTGTTTACATTTTATTGTAACTCATATATAATGAACTCATACACTGAATAAACAGTGTTTAACTTAACTGGAGAATAAAATGAGATTCCATTTGATTGAACAACTGATAAAGAAATTCTATGATCATGAAGTTTCACTGCGTGAAGTAATAATTGAACTAGATGCGGAGGAGATGGATGAGTTCATAGATATGTATGATGAGTTTGTAAAATCTCAAGACTGAGTTTTTCTTGGAAAGCTCTGTGGAGCTTTCTTGGACAAATTCGTCCTCAACCGGAGAAGATCATCATAAGAATAATATTTCAAAATTTTAGTGAAAAAG